CATTTGGTAGGTGGTTAAATGTGTCATTTTGTGTTTTGTTTACACAAATATACAACAATACACAATACAAAGTGCAAAACTATTAAAATATTTTAAAATTATTTTTGCAACAATGTTGCATTTGTACGTAGGAACGTACACAAATACGTACAAAAAGTAGTAGTATTACTACCTTTTATTGTACTAAAGTGCAACATTATAGTAGCTTCTGGAAGTAAAGTTTATCGTAACCCCCGTATGAATATTCGGGTAAGTAAAGCCTAAACCCACACGAGATTAGGTTATTAGCACTTGGGAAGTTGTCTAAAGTTGTGTATGTAATAGCTATATGGCAAAAGGTAGATGCAGCCTTTAACCTGGTTTTAATCATTCGCCTTTGTATGCCTTGTCCTCTATGTGATTTCTTAACCCACGCACGATTAAATATGCAGATGCCTTTCGAGTAAATAGAACCGCAATAAGCTACTATTTCTCCTTCGTCAAGCATAACCCACCATTCACGATTAAACTGGAACTCGTCAGCGCAACCCTTAAAGTTTGGGTTGGTATAATCTAATTCCCTTAGTTGTTCGTAGGTATCTCGGTCTAAGATATTACCAAAGCTAAATATCTTCTTGAGGCGCATTGTGTATTTGTTCAAGTTTGGTTAAATAAAGAATAGCATCTTGCAGTTCTTCTTTTAAGTGCGTTATCCATTGACCTGTCTTTAAATCTTGCCTGTCCATTGTAGTTCCGTACTTTGATTTCCCTACAAGTTCACGTCTACGCATATCTTCTATTACTAAGCTAAGTATTTTACTGTCCATTATTTGTCGGTTTTGCTATGTATCTTAAAACAAGTTTTACACTTGTATAATATCTTCTTTACTCCTGTTGCAGTTGTACGCCTCATTTGTATTACTATATCATCGCTTCCACATTCAGGGCAAGTGCCTCTATCTTGTCCGAATATAACTCCGTAATGTGTTTTAGGTTCAATGTGGTTTTTAAGTGCGTTGAATACCTGCTCTAATAACACAACATCTTTTTGGCAGTACTTAATCATTTTAGCCATAGCCACTTTGTCCTTATGCAGAACGATGTCTTTCCATAAACTATATTCGGTCTTAATCTTAGTGCCAATCCCTAAGTAATCAGCTATGTAATTAAGCTTGTTGCTATTAAATCTAAACTTTTGTCTTGCTACCTTTAGCGTGTCGATTGTAACGTATTTAGGGAACATCTCAATCCCGTGAAACAAGCAGCGTGTTCTTATCCAAGCAAGGTCGAACTTGTCGCCATTATGCCCTACAAGTTCCGAAGCCGTGTTTGCTACTTCTACGAACTTTTGTAGCATCTTTTTGTCGCATTGTTTGCTATCCCATTGCAAGTGATAAACTTGTTTTTCGTCTTCCCACTTGTAGCAGATACAAATTACTGCTCGTTCTTTAATAATGTTTTCAGGACCAATATTAAGTTTGTAACCAGAACTCCAAAAGAAGCCTACGTTTGCAGAAACTTCGATGTCAAAGAATAGTCGTTTTCGTTTTGATTTTAGCATTATTTATTTTTTGCTGAATTTATCTATTGTGGTGTAACCCATAGCAAATAGCGTAAGATACAAGACGGCATCTACCAACTTATCGCTTGGGTTAATTTTTAAGATTATGTTTAAGAACAAAGATATAAAAAGACATAAGCTGCCAAGCATTGCAACCACTCTTTTGTGGCTAATACTGTTGCTTTCGTCTGATAATAAATTAACTAATATAGTTCTAAAGTTGCTCATATAGTTTAGCTTCAGCCTCTCTCCGCCTCACTAACCCTTTAAGCACCACATTGTTGGCTCTTGTCCACTTCATAAATTCTGCCCTAATGCTTGGGTCTTTAGGGTTTGCGTTTACCTTCCTTAGTAAAGTGCTTCTCCTAAAATTCCCCATACCTACATTAAAAGCAAACGAAACAATCGCAGAAAAATTGTTTGCAGTTACATTTGATTTTACAAGCACATCTACGCCTTTTGCAAAGTCATCGACTATTGCGTTAAAGTAATCTTCTGCCTGTTGCTGCGTAATCACATCGCCATCTTTTACTTTTGTTCCGTCAGGGTAAAAAGTCAAACCCCACGAAATAGTCCATAAACCAGCAGGGCATTTGTACGCCTTTAACTTGCAGCCTTCGAACTGCTTTATTAAATCTCTACCTGCTTTGTTTACTTCCATAATCTATTCCAATATGCTAAAATTAACACAATCGCTATTATTAGACCGATTAGAGCCTTCCAAAAGTTATTTGCGGTAGTTACCTTGTTTTTATCTACAATCGAAATTTGACGCGTTTCTGTGCGATTAAAAGCTATCGTGTCTTTTTTAACTAAGCTATTGTCGGTCTGCTTGTCTTTTGTCTGGTATACCCACTTAGTTACGATTTTGGGAACTACTATAATGCTATCTTTTGTTACACGGATTGTGTCATAGATAGTAACCTCTTTTGTAAATACCTGCTCTTTTTCTATAATCTTAGTTACGCTATCATAAAAAGTAAGATGCACGGAGTCAATCTTAGTTGTCCCCGTGCTATCATATCTCTTTTCGAACTTCTTGACCGAAGCGCAAGATGTAAGTAATAAGGCTAAAAGTATTATTCTCATTTAAGTTTCTTAGTCATTTTCCAATAGTATCGAATAGCCATAAGACCTGAAACGATAGCCACCAAACTTGCAATCAATGTGAATAGCGGTTGAATATTTGTAATGCTAATAGTAGCACTAACTAAAGAAACGATTGTTGATTGGTCTGCTTGGTGGTTATTTGCCATTATAGTTCTTCTTCTTCTTGTTTGTTAAATTCTACGCCAGTAACCCAATCTTGTAAGAATGTAAAATTCTCCAAGCCATTAGGGTTAGCCACGTTAATTATTTGAAAATCAAATTCTTTATCATTTAGCGCATCAATATCTTTGGTAAGTTTCTTGATACCTTCTTTTGAGAATTTGTACTCCCCTTTCTCCGTAAGTAATAAGCAATCCTTTTCGTCAGTTTGTGCTGCATCTAATCTAAGGCTTTCCACTTCCGTATTATAGGCTTCGTGATAAGGCTTTACTTTGTTGTAAATCTGGACTAACTTTTTTTGTGTCTTTGTTTCTGTACCGCCAATAACTGCGTTTAAGTTACCGACAAGTTGTAATAGTTGCTTGTACTTCATTTTTGTTGTTTTAAGCGTAAATTAATGTTGTATTGTTTTTTGCATTACCATTCAATTTAGTATGCAAAGTATTAGAATTTATGTTATATGCTTTAGCTGCTTCTCTTGCTGAATTATAAAAAATACCTGTTTGTGTATCTAATACAATTTTAGAAAACTTTTCCTTTGCCGTTCTTGATGCTTCAATTTTATTTGATTGTGATATAAAGTTTAATCCAGTTTTATGTGCGTGTTTATTATTTTCAGCATAGGTAGACCATTCTAAATTACGCACTCTATTATCAGTTTTTATACCATTTAAATGATTAACACAAGGTTTATTTTCAGTATTATGTATAAAGGTCATAGCAACAATTCTATGTAATAACATTGTTTTTTTATTATTATTTGCATCACGCAAAGTTGTTGCATAATAACCAACTGTCATTAACGTATTTTTACACCATTTATTTCTTTTAATACTAAAAACTCTTCCATCTTCAGTAACTGCATAATCTGGATAACCTGGTATTACCTTCATATTGTTTTTGTTTGTAAAGATAATTGTGGATTGCTAAACGGCAAAGGTAAATTTACGATTGGCGGGTTTTTAAGGTTCTCAATTTGTGTAGCTAAGTTTTCATTCATAGCTTCTACGTTAAGACCTGCTTCTAACCAAGTACATACTTGCTCGTAAGTTAAATCTTCGTAAGCAGTAAAGTCGGTTTCCGAAGGTGTAGCACAAGCCATTGCTCCATAAACTTCTGCGGTGTATTCTCCGTCTTTGCCTTCATATCTCCAATGTACTGTTTTAACTACATCGGTTAAACCATCTTCGCTTGGTGCGGTGTCCATTTGGCTAATAAGCCATTTTGTTTCTAATGCCATTTTTAAGGTGTTGATGAATATAAATTAATATAATAAACTGTTCCGTCTACGTT